CCATATTCTTCGTTCCGTGTTTTTGCTTTTAATTTTAAATAAGGATGTACGTTTTTTGATATTTCTTTTTCATCATTTTCCATATTTTTTACAATACAATCATTAGGAATACTAGTGATATCAAAATCTTCTTTTTTAATATGAATTGCCCCATCCATATTAAAATGAATAATATTTTCAAGACCAGGCAAATTATTTTTACCATCATTAATTGGAGGAGGAAATACATATGTTTGATTTAAATCTTTTCGAATTCCAACATATACTAATCTTTTACGCAACTGCGGAACACCATATTTTACAGCGTGACACACTTGATATGTAATATTATAACCTATTGTATTAAATTCATTTTCAATAACGTCTATATATTTTTCTCCAGTTGCCGTTTTTCGACTTAGTAAACCATCCACATTTTCACCAATAATATATTTTGGTTTAACTATTCTTGATACTCTGGCAAATTCACGAAATAATGTATTTCTAGGGTCATCTGGCAATTTTTTACCTCCTTGTGAAAAACCTTGACATGGGTGTCCAGCAAATATTAAGTCAATCACACCTCTATATTCTTCAAAAACTGAATCGGGTACAAGTTGGATATTGGTTCTATCTTTTATTTTTAATTGTTTTGTGTCCTCAATTAGAACTGAATTTGGAAAATTTAATAGATGCGTTTCAATCGCTGCTTTATCAAATTCATTAAAAGCAACTACGTCAAAACCTGCCTTTTCAATACCAACCGAATCTCCACCCATTCCAGAAAATAGACTCATTGCTTTAGGTTTAGATTCCATTATAATATATAATTTTAAAATATTTATATCAATTTATTTATACATCATCAATTATTTATACATCATCAAAATCAATATATAATTTTTCTTCTGAATTTTTCTTGAGTTTACCAACACGTAATGGATTTCCGGTTTTATGCCCGTCATATACAAATTTTGTTTCTTTATTAAGACCATATTTTTTTCCATTTAATGTTATTTCTTGAAGTTTTAATTTTTCTTTTACTTTATTATGTTGTAACATAGTATCATCATCATCTTCATTAAAATCTGGTTTATATGACATTTTATCAGGATCAGAATCACCAAAAGTGTAGCATTTTAATTTTTCATCATTTTTGTTGGATGTATGTAATATACAATCAAAAGAGGATTCTTTAATTGCTGTTAGCAATGATTCTGAAATTTTTGTTTTTTCTTCTGATATTTCGAATAATGAATAATCTGTGGTAATAGGTGTTTTATCTTTTAAGTTAAACTTGCTCTTATCATTCAATCGTAATTCAATTGATGAATCATCATCAAGTTGTGCTTTTGAAAAGCGCATTAAATATAAAAATACATCCACCGTTCTTAATTCTTCTGGCAATTCTTTATGACTACATATTCTTCTTGCTCTACCAATAACCTGTTCAACTCTTACTGGGTGCCAGTAAGGTTCTGTAATATGAACATATCTAACATTTTTTAAGGATATACCTTCAGCACCAGATGCTGTAATCATAAATATTTTAGCAATTTCTCCATACATATTGTTTGTTGCTGTTAATTCTTTTAATATTGTTTCAGGAACTTGGTTCATATTTCCATTAAAAATATTTCTAAATATTTCTTTTTCTTCGGTTGTTTCTGTTCCTGTATATAAAATAAATTTTGGTTTCAATAAATCTTCATCACTCATATTCAAACGCCATTTTCCATCGTAACGAATCACCTGAAATTGAGCGTATCCGTGTGTTTCGAGTATAAGTTTTAAAATACCAATACCTTCAAGAGTTCTAAATTGACTATATATTAAATGGCATCCTATTTTTTCGGGGTCTTGAATATTTTTTAATATTTCTAAAAATTTTGGACTATATTTTGAGAGACCTTCTTCAGAAAAATAGATATCTTTATTTTCTTCCAGTTTTTGAAGCGCTTCTTCAATTTGTTTTTCATAATTTATATCTTCTTCTTCTGTGATCCCTGCTTCTTTATCATCTTCATTCATAAAATCCTCTTTTTTGGGAAGAGGACGTCGAATATCGGGGATAGGAAATACAAAGTTACAATAAGCTCTAGAGAAAATTCTATAAGTGGATGAAGATTCTTCATCAGCACCTTTCTTTAATTTTTTAGCATTTTGTTTTGATTGTTGTCTTTCTTGTATTCTAGCACCTTCATATATTGGAAATTGAAAATCACTCATTTCAATGCTAACCACATGGAAGTTTTCTTCTTTATTATAACGAGGCATAAGCGATTCTTGTGCGCTTCTGAAATAGGATGTAAGACCAAGAATTCTTCTTTTAAACATATCTTCGTTCTTCATTAAATTTGTTTTTGTATCAATAAATTTTAATTTAAATTCTTCTAACGTATCTGGTAATAATTTCATATTTACAATATCTTCATGTACAATTTGAATGTCTTTTTTACTTTTCAATAATCTACGAATATTTTCCCCATATTCTTCATCGGTCATAAGATTTGTTTCATTAAAAGACATGCCCGCATATTCTCGCCCAGTTGGTTTAGAAGTATTATTTTTTTCAGATTTTACAAATCCAAATGGATTGCGTGTAATTGATAAAATAGATTTCTTAGGATTATAATCTATATAATCTGTAATTTTTCCTCCAAAAGTTTTTGAATTCAATAATTTTGAGAAATACGTAGTATCTATTTTTGGACCAACTACTTTAATTTTATAATTATATTGTTTTGTAGTTCCTCGTATTATATTATATAACACTGCTAATTCATTTGGATAATTAATGATGGGTGTACCACTTAATAATATAACCTTGGCATTTGTAGCATCCATTAAATAATTATAAAGTCTCATTGAGACGCTATCAGGTTTGGATAATTTATTTACAATTCTACTTACAAAATTATGAGCCTCATCAATAATTATTACTTTGTTATCAAATGGATTTATTGAATTTTTTTTACTTAGTTTATCTATATGTTGTTCTCTTAATCCATTATAAGCAATAAATTTATATTTCATATCTATCATTTTATCAATTTGAAATTGTATTATTTTTTTATCACTTGAACTTAATTCATCATAGTTCGATTTTTTATCCAAAGATGTCATCCATGCTCCTCCTTTTGCTTTTATAAATTCAAGAGGAAGGTATAAAACCTGAGATAAAGATTCTATATTTTCGTCGGTTTCTTTAACAAATTCCCAATATTGATTTTTTCTATAAAACACATCGCCACATTTCTTTAATTCTTCGAAATAATTTCTTTTTAAAGACGCAGGTGTCATTACAATAATTTCTTTATTTTCTTTCATACCTTCGGCAATGGCAATAGAAGAACAAGTTTTACCACTACCTAATCCGTGATATAAAAGAATACCTCGATAAGGTGTATATGTATTAATATAATCTCTCACAATTTGTTGATGAACCATAGTTGTAAAGGGAGCGTCTTCATCTACCTCGCAACTTGCGGTTTCTTGTCTTTCTTTTAAAGAGACTGTATATTTTCCAAATAATGTATTAATAAACTGAATAAATTTCTTTCTGTTATTGAGATAATAAGAACTTGCTTTTATTTTAATGGCAGCACTCTTTTTTGCTGGTTTTCGAATACCTCTTAATTCTTTTAGGGTTTTTACTACTGGTTCAGTTTTAGTTTTAGTTTTTACTTTTTTAGTTTTTCCTTCTGGTTTAGGTTTAGTTGCTGCTTTTTTAGTTACTGCTTTTTTCGTTTTTTTTCCTAATGTTGGCGCAGGTACTACTAAAACTTCTTCATCAATAACCGGGATTTTTTTAGAAGTTGCTAATTTCTTTGTAGGATATAATGCTTTTATAAAGTTATTTCTATCAAAACCAGTCTCTAATTTTATTTTTATTTTTCTGTCTTGAGGTTCTTCTGGGACAACTTCTAGTTCTTCAACAACTTCTAGTTCTTCAACAACTTCTAGTTCTTTAACAACTTCTTCCTCACGAAGCGCCCCTATTTTTTTTTTTTTAGGAACAATTGGTTTCACCTTAGTTGCTATTAAAATTGGTTCTATTTTTTTAGGAGTTTTTTTAATTTTTGTTCTTTCTGTAAAAGACATTATACATAATGGTTATACATTTTTTTTTTATTCGTGATTTATTAATCGTATAATATTATCACAAGCAATTTGTTCGGCTTTTTTTTTAATTTTATGTGTGGATTTACTTAATAAAATAAATATTTTATTATTTTGTTCTAATTCTTTTTTAATTGCTTCCAATGAGTTATAATTGGAAAAAAGTTCAGCTTCTTGAATGTCAACTGAATGAATATTATAACCAATACATAGATATAAACCCATACAAAATCCTGTTTCTTGGTCTTGTGAAATAATCTTATAATCTGGGGTTACCCTAAACTCTTTCTGTAAAATAACTTGTAGAATATTTTTATAATTATCATCCGTATTAATTAATTTTACCCAATCAATATGTTTTTCAAAAATAGTTTCTACGAATAGTTGTGTCATTTGAAATCCAGGTCCACAAATAAAGACATCTTTAAACCAATTTTCTTCATCTTGAATAGATATATGATTAAAATCTAAGAAAAGAGCGCCTATAAATGCTTCAAAAAGACACCCTAATTTTTTTAAATTCGTGCGTGTTTTTTTTTCTTCGGCATTTTTTGATAATAAAATCCATTTATGTAAATTCATTTCGTAAGAAAGTCTACCAATATGCTCATTTTTTACAATAGAAATTTTTTTTTCTGTCATAAATCCTTCATCTGATTGTGGAAATCGTCGATATAAATAATATTTAGTGATCAGTTCTAATACACCATCACCAATAAATTCCAATCTTTCATTGGATTTACTTTTTAAAGGTATCATATTCTCAGGACATGGTGATATATTCAAGTTTAATTTTTCATTTTCGATTAACGTTTTCTTTGTATATGAACGATGAACAAAAGCACGTTTATATAATTCTAAATTATTCACTTTTGCAGGAACGCCATATTCTTTAAGAATACATTGAATATCGTTCAATGTAATCTCAATATTTTTTTCATTATAAGGATTGAATAAAGTATCGTCATTATCCATAATATATAATATATATAGTTTAATTTAAGTATTATTACATATTAATATTAATGAAATTATTGATTGATTATAGAGAACATGATTTAATAAATGAATTAGATATACAAAAAAAAAAGAATTCCAATTTTTCAACGATTGAATATGAAATAAAAAATTTAGATATTGGTGATATTTTAATCGAGAAAGAAGATAAAACCTATATTATTATTGAAAGAAAAACAATTTCAGATTTGGCATCAAGTATTCAAGATGGTAGATATACAGAACAATCAGCAAGGCTTTTTTCTAGTAATTTACATCATCATCAAATTTATTATTTAATAGAGGGAAATATTGTCAATTATAATTCTAAATTTAGTAAAATTACCAATTATACATTATTATCGTCCATTATATCTTTGACTCATAGTAAAGGTTTCTCAGTTTATAAAAGTACAGGAATCACAGAATCAGCAATGTGGATTCTTCAAATGATACATAAATTATCGAAGAAGGATACTATTCCTTATTATAATAAAGAATCCCAAAAAGAAAATGAATATGTAGATTGTATTAAAATTAAAAAAAAAGATAATATTACAAAAGAGAATATATCGATTATCATGCTTTCACAAATTCCACAAGTAAGCATTCAAACATCTAAAATTATTTTTGAAAGATATAAAAATATTGATACATTAATTCATTCATTAAAAGAAGACCCAAGGTGTTTAGATTGTATTCAAACTGAGAAAAAAAGAAAAATCAATAAAACAACTATAAATAATATTTTAGAATATTTGATAAATTAAATATGTATGTATTATAATGGAATTGTTATATAAACTAATTCAACCTATAAGTTTTTTTGTAATTGTTTATTTGTTAATGGTAAAAGAAAATGAAAAAGAAGGTTTTAATATAATGGCTATACCAGCAGCAGCTATGTCTTCTGTTCTAGCTCCTGCAATTTTTATTGTGGAAGCTTGTATCGTCCTTATTATTGCTAACGGTGCAAGAAAAGGAGGATTAAAAAACGAAGACGGAAAATATATTATTCCAAAAGTATCAATACCGTTAACATGTAAAATATCAAACAAATATATTATTAAACATATAAAGTATTATCTTAGCATATATATTTATTTTTTCTCATTTAAATGGTTATGGTGGACCTCATTTAATACTATAGAAAAGAAAGATGTAAAAGACACAAATTTCTGGATGTTTTTTAAAAAAATATGGATGTTTTTTAAAGGAGTTGGTATTTTTATATATGGAGTTGGTATTTTTATATATGATATATTTGTAGATTTATTTAAAGGGTCTGAACCGGAAAAGGGTTTTTTTGGGTTTATAATAAGATTATTCTATTTAATATTTTGGTGGTGCTATTTTATCTATTTTATTTTCCCTTTCTCTCTCCTTATTTTTTCTGGGGGTTTCATCGTGTGTGTTCTAGCATCATTGTATAATATTACAATTGGTGTAGTAATTCACTTTATAAGAGAATTAAAATTAGTAGATAACTTAATGTCATTAATAAAATAGATGAATTATATATGAGGAAAAAGAAAATTACATTAAATGATACAATCAATACAATCAATAAAAATAATATTGTATATGGATTTGTTATGATTTTTTTATCGGTTGCCTCAAAATATGTGGATTTTGGTTTTACCGCGTCTCAAGAAAAAATATTAAAAAAATTTATAGCAAGAGAAGTTATCATTTTTGCCATTATATTTTCAGGTACAAGAGATATCATCATATCACTTGCGGTTACAATTACAATATCTCTTATATTTAAGTATTTCTTTGATGAAAAAAGTCCTTATTGCGTTTTATCTGATAGATTAATCGATATATTAGATGAAGATGGTAGTGGTATTATAAGTGAAGAAGAACAAGAGAAAGCGATTCAAATATTACAAAAAGCACAATTACAAAAAAAAAAGAAAGTATAATATAATGGATAAATATAAAATAATAATTAATGCTAGAATTAATGAAAGTAGAATCATAGAGAATATAGAATTTACACCAAAGAATATAATTTCTAATACTTTATTGAAAAGTAAAAATTTTATAAATGAATTGCAAGTTCCAAAAAAATATAAGGTTGACTTATCCAAGATAAAAGAAAATATATTAATTACTTTTTTTACAAAAAATGGTTTTTTATTGTACTACCATTATTTATTGAAAAATAAAATAAAGATAGATATCAAAAAAAATATTTTTTCAATATTAAAAAAAATATTTGTAAAAGGATTAGAAATTCAACAATACAATGTAAAATATAAAATATTGAATGATATAGAAGAAGAAGATATAGATATAGATAATAAAACAATTAAATTAACTCTTTATTTAACAGATAATAATTCACATAGCGTTGAAGATAAATTATCATGTAAAATAAAAAAACTAAAATTAGGTAAAGCATTAAAAAATAGTTTTCCTGGTGTATTTGACAGTTTTTTTAGTAAAGAATTAATAGAGTCAACAAGTAAAAGACAAAAATATTCTGATAAACCACAAAGATTTAATAAAAAAAATTATAATTATAAAAATATCGTGGCGGAACCACTTGCTAAGAGTTTACCAGATTGGTTATTATACAATTATTTTAAACAATATGCTTATTTCGAATATATTCATTTTGATTTAATGATAAGAAACGATATATATATATTTAGAATATATTACAACAATGAGATAAAAGATGAAGATCAAGGGGATATAGAAGATCTATATTCTATACAAAAACACTTTTATAAAAATATTACAAAAACAAATAATAATTATATATTATACGCAGATTATACAGAACATCCATTGTCTGATCTCGGGTTAATTAATACAGAATATAAAGAACTGTTAAATCATTATCAATTAAATCAAATCGATACAACTAATATTGAATTTAAACCAAAAGAGAATTATTTACACATTGATACCAAAAAGAAGTACAAAAAATTTTTATCAAAATTAATAAATTATCATATGACTAAACCTAAGATAAGAATAGAAACAATATTAGGCGACACACATTATATGTACCCAAACCTATATATTTCTTTAAAAAAATTTTTATTTGAAAAAGATAATAATAAATTTACAAATGAAGATATAAGCGCATTTAAATTGGCTAGTCCATTACTTGAAAATAATTTTATATGGGATGCAATGAGAATGAATATGACAGGCGGGGGCAGAAAGAAAATAATAAATAAAAAATCTAGAAAGTTTAAAAAAACTAGAAAGTTTAAAAAAACTAGAAAATTTAAAGAAACTTAATTGTATTTTTCCCTTCTCGATTTTTTCCTTCTTTTCGATTTTTTCCTTTTAGGATAGGGTGTATCACTTCTTATTGTTTTTTTACTATAGGATGGTATATCAGAAGAAAATAATCTTTTACGAGAAGGTCTACTACTTATTCTCGAACTTTTACTATAGGATGGTATACCAGAAGAAAATAATCTTTTACGAGAAGGTCTACTTATTCTCGAACTTTTTAATAATGTATTGGATTTAGATTTTATAAATTCTATCATATCATTTGCACTTCTATTCCCTTTATATTCTTCTTCAATCTTTCCTTTTTTATTTACGAATACCATAAAGGGAACGCCTTGTGAACGCGCTTTTTCTACACATTCAGACTTCATTTTGTCATTTAATAAATGAACGTTTATATTTATTAGTTGTATAGGTAATTTTTTATTTTCTAATAATTTCCATTCGGGTTCCATGGATTGACAATGCCCACAATTTGGACTATGAAATCGAATGAATGAATTTTTTTTTTTAATAATAGTATCTAAATTTCCTGTATTTTCTTGTGTTAATTCATACATAGTTTAATAGAAGAAAATAATATAATAATATATATGTTTAAAAATAAAATAAAATTAGTCACACTATTATTTATATTTATTTTAGGATTATATTATTATCTAACTAAAAATTGTTATTCTTGTGAGGGAGGAATGTTCGTGGAAAATGACCCTCCAATAAGTGGTTTTGAGTCATTTGAAAATTTTATGAGTGATAAAAGTTGCCCCAATAAATTAATACAAAAGGGCGATTCTTTTTATTTATTTAATTCAAGACTTGCTAAGGTTCCAGGTGTAAATCCTGTACGTTTTTCGAACTTATCAGAATACGAAGAATACGTAAGTTGGCAAAAAAGTCAAGGAATTCATTGCCCTATTTTACATTTACAAGAAATATATGATACACAAGGAAATCCAGTGTATAAAACAAGAGACGTTCCGAATCATTATTGTAATGGAACCAAAGAAAATGATGTGGATTATAATTTACCATATTTAAAATTGGAGAATCAACCCAAAACAAACGCACCTATGGACAAAATATATAATTCACAAGAAGACGCAATACAAGCAGGATTAATTACTAAATTTGATCCTAATATTTTTGATCCGCGTTATTAATTATATCATTAATTTTTTTTTTCAAGCTGTTTCATAGGATATAAAATTGTACTTAAATTAATCGCTGCCATTGCTTCTCCAAAATTATTTTCATTAATTCTTTCATTAATTTTATCTCTTAATTTGTCTTCATTTAAATCACTAGTGTTATTAAAGTCATCAGACGTGTACCCTTCTTTTTTTTTTAAATAATCCATATACGATTTTACTAAATAATAAGATAGTAATAATACCAAAATGACTAAAAGAAATTTATAAATATCGCCGATTCCATGAGATTTTGCCTTTTTTGCCATATACTATAAGACTATATAAAATTGATACGCGAATAACTTTTATTGAAATAGTATAATGTCTCGCATATGTCTCCCAAAAGAAATTATTCTTAAAATTATTCATTACGCACATCCTGTAATGAATAATGAAGACCAAGAATCAATACAAATTACATATATACATAGAAAAATAAATAGGTTAACAAATGCTTGGTACCTTCTTAACGAAGTTACATGGTTCGAATTTATACATTTAAATACATACGAAGAAGAACGAAGAGTTATGAAATCTTTACTAAAGAAATGTGGTTGCTGTAGTCGTCATTGTCCGGATATAACTATTGTTGGTGACCGCACAACTAAAAAACGACATGAAAAAGAAGGACTCCATCAGGGGTATAAAATAAAAAAATGTAATTGTTGGTGTAGACACCATTATAGGAATATGGATTAAAATAATAGGTCCTTATCATTTATTTTTGTTTTTTCATGAATCCTAAATGATTTTTGTATATTTTGTTTTTTGCAATCCGTAATTTCTTTTGAATTATATATTTTTGTTAATAATAAATCATTCTCTTTTATAGGTTGTTGAAAGGATATATTTTGAATTGTCGTATAATCAATAAAACACTGAATCATATGATTTAATGGATTATTTTTATTAGTCGGTTTTACAGAACAATTCATTTTTTTATACTCGATATTCGATTTATATTTTTTTGATAGAACGAATGAAGTAAGAGTATTTTTTATTTTTTCACTTATATCAAGAAAATGATTATCACAATAATAATTTTGAAACCCTGGATGATATAATGTCTCATTAAGAGGGTAATTAGGAATGGGATCTCCTTGTGTAATATAACGTATAAACACCAATTTTTTTTTTTGAATCATTTGATTCATTTTATCCCTTGTTTTTCCATCCATAATTTTGATTGAACCATATGTAATACATATCATATTATTTACAAATGAATATAATATATCACTTTTTTTTATTTCATCTATAAATAAATAACTAAAAAGGGTAGAATACCCTCCACCAAGCGAATACCCCACGATTATTAAGTCTGGTGTATTTATAAATTCGTTTAATAAGTATCTTAAACAACTATATATAAGTTGTTGTTTATTCTTTAAAATTTTATATATTTCTTTTTGAAATGTACCTGATTTGTTTGTTGTTGTTTTTAAACTCATTGTCGTTTCAACATTTAATAAAGACCTGCTCCCTCTAAAACTTATAATAATTTTATTTAATACTTTATCAGCAATAATATAACACGTAAAATCATTGCTATCTTGGATTTTAAAAATCATTAAATTTTCATTTACTAAAAAAGGTTTATATTGTGGTTGAAGCGTGCACATTTTATTGTCTTCGTCATTGTAATATTGATGGGTGAAAATTTTATTTATATATTTTGACATATGAATCATTTCATTATTGTTGATTGAACCCAAACTTTTAGTTTCTATTATATTTTTTATTTTTTTTCTATATTTACCTCTATGAATAATATTGTATAATAAATAAAAATTAATAGTTGTATCAAACGTAAGTCTACATATAACGGACCCCCACCACACTATGAAGGGTGTGTCATTCATATATTACAATTATATTATTTAATGTACCTATTTAATGTACCTATTTAATGTACCATGTTCGCCAAGCTAATTTATATTTTATATCGTTTTCATAGAATTTTGTTAAATCAATCGTGTTATTTGTGTAATCTTCTAATGCCATTTTTAGATGAACGCTTTGAATATAATTTTCATACCAATAAGGAGATTGTATTAAATGTTTAATTGTATAAGTATTATTTACTTTTTCACATACAATAATAAATAAAACTTCTTCCATATTTAAATTATTTTTCGGATTCCATAATAAGTAAATACCTTTATTCGATTCTTGTACGTATTGTTCTAATTTATTGATTTTATCTACTGTTGTTGAATATAACTCATGTTTTGTATTGAAAGAAAAATCAATATCACAATATACGTCAATATCATATAACCAGTTTCTACCTATTAGATTTGCTGTTTGTTTATCTACAAATTGAATATCTTTCGATTTTTTATTATGAGTAGTAAAAAATTTATTTTTATTAAACTGAAGAGCACTTGCCGAATATAATAAAAATAAAATAAATTTCATTCTATTATATAAATAAAATAATATTTATACCATAAAATAATATAATTAACTATTATGACTCCTTTACGCCTTTTATCATGGGTAGATATAAATAAATTAGACCGTTATTATTTATCACAAAACGTATTGGCTCCTTTATTCTTAGATATAGACTGGGATTGGTTTTGGTTATCAGAAAATAGGAATGCGATTCATATATTAGAAGAGAATTTAGATAAAGTGAATTGGGATTTATTATCTTTAAATAAAAATGCATTTTCATTATTGAAAAATAATAAAGAACATATAAATTGGAATCTTTTATCTTTAAACGTAAATATGGTTGAACTTTTGGAAGAGAATCAAGATAAAATTAATTGGATATGGTTTTCTTCCAATGAAAATGGTGTTCCTCTTTTAGAAAAAAATATAGATAAAGTGAATTGGAAAAGTTTATCATTAAATATAAATGCGGTTCATTTAATAGAAGATAAATTAGATAAAATATCATGGAAATGGTTATCTTGTAATAAGAATGCGATTCATATATTGGAAAAAAATGTAGATAAAATAGATTGGGTAAATTTATCATTAAATGAAAATGCGATTCATATATTGGAAAAAAATGTAGATAAAGTGAATTGGAGAAATTTATCCTCCAATGAAAAAGCGATTCCTATATTGGAAAAAAATGTAGATAAAGTGAATTGGAAAATATTATCTTTAAATAAAAAAGCGATCCCTATATTGGAAAAAAATGTAGATAAAGTGAATTGGGAAAACTTATCGGAAAATGAAAATGCGATTCATATATTAAAAGAGAATCAAGATAAAATAGATTGGGAAATCTTATCGGAAAATAAGTCAATATTTGAGATTGACTATGATGAAATAAAAAATAGAACATCCATAGAAATATATAAAGAGGAATTAATGCAAACGTGTTTTCATCCTCGACGAATTATATATTATTTAGAAACATATAATTATAATATAATGAATGAATATCTTGTGAATTATTCGTAATAATATTCATTTTCTTCATAAAGGGGGTATCTTGTATCTGTTTTTGCTTCTGTCTCTCTGTTATTTTTTGATGCTTCTTCTTGATTTATTTTTAATTGTTTCGCATTTAATTTACAACCTTGATTAATAATGTAATTATAACTTATTGTCGAAACAAGAAGACCCGTTAACATAAACCAAATAAATTGTGATGTTATTTCTTTAATTCTTACGTATTGCCATAAAACTTCTTTATTTGAGTTGCCATTTTGGTCAACCTCGTTTACTTTAGATGCTAAAGTAATAAAAACATCATCACTGTTAGAAGAAGAAATTTCATTGACAAATACACTCATATCGTCATATATTCTTTTTATAACAGATAATGCTTTGTCTGTATCATCTGATTCGCTTTTTTTAAATAATTTATCTTTTACAAAAGAAGAAAATCCAGTCATTAATAGAATAAGATAACCAAATGTATTTTCAAAAGGTCCATAAAAATTAGGATTTAATTTTAAAATTATAATTAATATACCAAAAACACATACAAATGGTATAATAGTTGATGTGAAAACAATACCTAATTGTGGTTCATCACACATATAACTCGAAATATTTAAATTCGCAATATATTGAGATATTCCTATAACGCCTACATATACACCTAATAATGTATCATCATTTATTTGTTGTAATTCATTACGATTTTCGTAAGATGTATAATAATATTTAGAAATACAATAGATAATTGTAAATATTGTAAATGTTAAAATACCTAACGAAGGATTTGGCATATCATTCATATATAAAATTGTTATAATTAAATATTATAATTTACTAATGACAAAATTAATGGAACCAGAAATAGTTAAAAAAATAGGGTTTACCTTAAGAAGTTATAAACAAGAAAATGAAAAATATAATATTTTATATTTAAATACTTTACTATTTATTTTATTGTTTGGTGTCATTGGTTTATTTTTATTTTATAAATATAAAGGAAAACCGACAAAAGAAGAAATACAAAAAAGGAAACAAAAAAATTACAATGAAATCATTCATTTTTCTAAAAAAATAAACATGTATCAAAAAGAATTTTTTAAGTATTAATAAAGTATATAATGGATGATATTCATAAAATAAATGAGTATTATAAACTTAAAAATAAATATGAAAAAACGATAAGGAAGAATAAGAAAAATATATTTAAGGAAGATATATCAGAGGCGGAAAAAATTCAAAAAATAAAAAAATATCAAATGACATGTGTGAAATGTAAAAGACCAGGCGGTACAATATTTAAAAATGAAAATGGATTATTGATTGCAAAATGTAATGCAAACAGTAAATGTAAACTGGATATTGAAATAACAAAAGGAAATTATAAAGATTGTCGCGATATATATCAGGATTGTATTCAAGAAGAAAAAAAATTAGTCCAAGAAATTATTAAAATGAAATTGAATGTTTTATTTAAGTATTCTACTAAAACCATTATTGAAAAAGAATTTAAGATATTAAAAGAAACCTATGAAACGAACCATAAAAAAATGTTATATTATGAAACCTATTATAAAAATATTAAGGATAAAGAAAAGAATAAAGATAAAATATTAACGAATGAATCTATGATAGAAGATGCTAAAACTGAATTAATGTTAGAAGATTCTGATGATAAAATTGTAAATCTTAATATACGAATTCAAAATTTATATACTGAATTAAGAGATTTAAAATATTCATTGTATAAACTAGAAAATGAAAATAATAACTATAGTCTAGATGGAAATACTATATTTTTCAATAAAGAGATTTTTAATCAATATGATTGTTTAATCCATAAAGAAGATGAATTAATATAATCTAATATATATGATATTTCAATATATAAATTTGCCTGTATTTTTCCTATCTTTTATAATAGGATTAACAATATTATATTTAAGTGCACCGCGAAAAAGAAAAATAGTTGTTTACCCTAAACCAAATAAAGTAGAAAATGATATTGATTATGTAGATAACAATGATAATTGTTATTTTTTTGAAACAATAGAAACAAGTTGCCCAAAGAATGAATTAGAAATAAAAGATATTCCTATACAATAATATATGGGTTTTAAATTATTCGAAAAAAATGAAAATCAAATTATAATATCTATTATTTTAGGAATAGGATTAGCCGGGGCCTTTCGAAAGATATGTAACCGAGGAAATTGTATCGTTGTTACGGCACCAAGTAAAGATGAATTAACTTCAAATACATATAGAATGAAAGATAAATGTTTCAAATATATTTCAAGAGTAAAAAAATGTACCGATAAGAATAAAAAGGTGAAATTTGCGTAATTTAATGATTAAAAATTGGTTTATACAATATATGTCTATTGGAACAACAAATATTGATGAATTACCTTCAAATAATGTAAAAAATGAAATTATTGAAAATAACAGTCATGATTACAATACGTTAGTAAAAGAAATACAACACGCTTCTTCTAATGGAAGTTTACAATTACCATCAAAAGATATACCAATGTCACAAGAACATATAGTAAAGGATGTAAACACACAACCGAATTATATCGAACCACCGAAAGAAAAGGATTATATACAAGAAGAAAATGTATCAGCCGTAGTACCAGAGAAAAATTTAGAAACAACAACCGATTTTTTATTAGAAGAATTTCAAACCCCTATTTTAATTACAATATGTTTTGTATTGTTTCAAACCCCTCTCATAAATGATAAATTCGTTCAATTATTACCAAGTATGTTTAAAAATGATCTAAATTTAAAAACAAGTGGAATCATACTCCAAGGCCTTTTATTTGGATTATTTTATTATTGCTTGAATCGTTCGATGTTGCTATTTTTAGAATAGGTTTTAATATATAAATATGTTTCAATATAAAAGATGGATATTACCAACAGTTCCACATGGTATTACTGATATAGTAGATTCCCCCAAAAAGACATTATTTGTATATTCTACATTAGCCCCAACAATTATGCATTTAAATGATGATGTAAAAAAGGTTGGTTTAATGATTTGTTCTATTTATCATATGAGAAAAGATGTACCATTCGGTATTCTAGGTTCAGTTTGTATGCATAATATATGGTTAAGTCGTCCAGAAATAGCTGTATTATTTTTATCTTTTATACATACACCTAGACATTATTTAAGAACTTTAAAGATAAATAAAAAGAAAAAAATAATTTCAATCGTATCCTTCACTTGTTGTATGTTTTTAGGTCTTTCTCACGGATTCGATTTAAAAATGATAGAATATTTTGGGAATTATTGGTGGATTTCACCAGCAATATGCCATATCATAATTCATGAATTTAAATAAATAATAAAAAGAAAGAAAATCACGGTAAAAATAAAAAATATTTTCTTTTTAAGGGATAACCATTGTTTATCTTTTTCTTGATAATTATAATTCATTCTATAGTTTTTTATAAAGGTATCAAGTGAAACTATGTCTTTTCCATTTTTTTTATTTACTTTGTTGTAAATAAAATGAACCCACTTGACAAATGAGTCTCTTGAATCTAAATAAGGTGATACAGGATACTCGTTTAATATGCTTACAAACTGATTTCCCATTTTTTCTAATGGAAGAAATAAAGGAATATTTTGTATTAAATCATAATATTTTTTTTTACATTCTTCATTTGGTTTTTCAGGATAGGTCATTGAAATTGTCTGTAATACAAACCAATAATGAGGAAACCATATTTCTGGATTATATTCCATAAAGAATAATGATATAAAAATAAGAATAGTATAACTCTATCTATGGAATATAGTTATAAATTTTGTAATAATTGCGGGTATAACGGACATGTATTTCATCAATGTAAATATCCAATTACTAGTAATGGAATTTTAGCATTTAGATATAATAAGGAATATGAATTTTTTTTAGTTCGACGAAGAAATACTTTAGGATTTGTTGAATTTATGAGGGGAAAATATAATCTACAAAATCTGAAATATGTTGAGAATCTCATTGATGAAATGACGGTGAAAGAAAAGAATGATATCTTGACGAAACCTTTTAATACATTATGGGAAGAATTATGGGGTACGATTATAGGAATTCAATATAGAAGTGAAGAATCTTCTTCGAAAATGAAATTTAATAAATTAAAAGACGATGTTAAATTAATGATTTTGAAAAGTAAAACAAATTGGGAAGAACCAGAATGGGGTATTCCTAAGGGAAGAAGAAATTATAAAGAAAATGATTTTATGTGTGCAAAGCGTGAGTTTTGTGAAGAGACTGGATATACCGAAAAAAATTTAATTTATATAGAAAATATACATCCAATACAAGAAATATTTACGGGTTCAAATTTTAAATCTTACAAACATAAATATTTTATTTGTAAAATTGAGTATGATACTATAAATCCAAAGTTTCAAGAATGCGAAATTAGTAGTTCAGGTTGGTTTACATACGAAGAATGTAAAAAAAAAATTAGGCCCTATAATATTGAAAAGGTTGATATTATTAAAAATTTAAATACAATATTAATAAATTATACATTATATTAGTATAATACAAATGCCCTCAACAAAGAAAAAAAGTTCTAAAAAAAGTTCCAAAACAAGTTCTAAAAAAAGTTCCAAAACAAGTTCTAAACATGATGAACTTCTAGATGATACTTATAACTTTTTATACCCAGTACTGGATGATCCTAATTTTAATGAAAAAATAGCGAAAAAAAAAGAGTTTAATGACACGCGTTATATATTACCAGTTTTAGATAAAGAGGATTCAGAAAAAATGAAAGACCATTTAACAGAGGATGAAAATGAATTAACAATAATATCAGAAAAATTATGTAGTTCTAAATTCGAATTAGCACCTCATCAAAAATTTATAAAAAACTTTTTATCATTTCAAACACCATATAATAGTTTATTATTGTATCATGGATTAGGAAGTGGAAAAACTTGTTCTGCTATTGGTGTATCGGAAGAGATGCGCGAATATATGAGAAGAATGAATATTAATAAAAGAATTATAATCATAGCGTCTCCGAATGTTCAAGAAAATTTTAAATTACAATTATTTGATGAGAGAAAATTAGAAGAAGTGGATGGCGTATGGAATATGAAAAGTTGTACAGGAAATTCATTTATGAATGAAATTAATCCGTTGAAAATGAAAGGTTTAAAAAGGGAGTCAGTCATAAAAAACATAAATAAAATAATAAAAACAAATTATTTGTTCATGGGTTATATTGAATTTTCAAATTATATAGAAAAGAAAACGAGTGTAAGTGATGATATTCCTGAAGAAGAAAAGAAAAAATGGATTGAACGTAAAATAAAGGATGAATTTAATGGTAGAATGATTGTGATTGATGAAGTTCATAATGTTAGAACTGGGGACGGCGGAAAAAAAATTTCAAAAGAAATTATGAAACTTGTAGAAAGTGCAGATAATATGAGATTTGTTCTTTTATCTGCGACACCAATGTATAATGAACCAAGTGAAATAATATGGTTAATTAATCTTATGAATAAAAATGATAAAAGGGGAATTTTAGAATATAAAGATATATTTAATAAAGATGGAGGTTTCAAAGATGATGAAGCCAGAGAATTATTGATATCAAAAGCAACAGGTTATGTATCATTTGTCCGCGGTGAAAATCCATTTACTTTTCCATTTAGAATATGGCCGAAGTATTTTGAACCTGGTAAAACCTATGAAAAATCAATAAAACCGAAAATACAAATGAATGGTGGAATTAATATTTCAAATCATACACTAAAACATATTTCTGTTTACATGAATGAAGTTGGAGACTATCAAAACGAAGGCTACCAAAAAATATTAG